AATTTTGTATCTTCTAGACCCGGAGTAAGTGATGACTTAATTTTTTTGTAAAATTCTTGTAAAAATAAAACACTAAGATTATTGACAGATACACCAGATGTATGATTAGCAGCGGTTGTGGATTTAAATACTAATTCACCCGGATTATTAGGATCTGTATATGATGTTATGCCACTAAATCCTCTAAGTCTTTTACATCCTGTAAATGTATTTGTTGTTAGTCCTGTATAACTTATTATTTCATCATCAATTTTAAGTAAACCATATTGATTAGGAAACCCCTTTGTAGATGATACTGTAATAGTATCACTTGTTGTTGTTACATTAGAAGTTAATGTAGTTACACCTACAATTACTTCAGGAGTTAAGTTATCTAATTTTAAATATTGATCTAAATTATCACTTAAGTCTACAACACCACTACGATGTTCTTGAGAAATATAATATTGTCTTAAAAAGTCAACAGTTTTTGGACTCTCTGAGAGAATGAACTCAGGAAGTTGACTTTCTATAACTTGTTGAACTTGTATACGTTTTTCGATTCCAGTTCCTATCATTTTATCTGTTTAGTTCCCCATTTGAGTATGATGATGTTACTTTATATCCAACACCAGAAATTTGTTCACCAGATGTAATAGTATCTTTAACCATATTTATGGTGCTACTAGGAATGTTAAAATCCAAATATAAATCTTGTAATCCTATAACATCATTAGATTCTGGGAATGCCTGTACTTCGACTATATTATTATCCTTTTCAGTTTCAGTAATATTGATTGTTGTTAAATTTACTTCACCATGAATATAGTCAACAGTTCCAGCTGATTTGACAACTACAACATTAGTACCGCTTTGAGTGTCCTTTCTAACAATTGAAATTACACCAGTTTGCATATCTGGGTTGGGTGTATCTGTGATGTAAACTGTATTAGTATTTCCTTGAATTTTGAATCCAGTGCTCTTTATATTTAATCCACCGGGTTTTACATTAAATTGATTACCAAAACATAATTCATACTGTGCAAATTGATTGATAAGTGCGTTTAAATTACGTCTAATCTTTACCCTTGTGATATTTGATGAGATTGCTTTATCAATATTATCAATAACGTTTAATACTTTACTATACTTAAATCTACCACCAAAACGATTTACATCACCAGATCTTGAATAGATCGTGAGAGCATCAGATATTTTTGTTCTTAGTCCATTTACACTTGTAACAGCTGTCGAATCATAATAAATGAAAGATTCAACTTCAACGTATAATATCTGTAAATCTACTATTTTTTGGTTTATACCAGTAAGAGAATAACTTTTTAATTTTCTTAAAATTTGTGTTTTATCAAAGTCAGATACAAACTCACCATTTTTTGGTTTGATTGTAATAAAAACAGTACCAAACTGAGGTGGATCTAATTCCTCTCCCCCAACAACTGATACACTTTCAGTATTAGGGTATACAGTTTGTATTATTGATTCATAATCTCTTGCTGTTACTGCTCTGTACTGTGCTGAGTAGAGTCTAGGTGCAAAGTATTTAATTGAATCTAAGGGTTCAATGTCACCACCATTTGAGGCAGATTGAATAACATCGATTGTTGGAATTGAAGATGGTACAACAATGCTAGTAGGTAAAGACGATGTTGCTTGATCTTTATCAGCAAAACTACCAGCAAATGTAAATACTGAAGGCCCATTACCACTTTTACCTGAAGTAATTATATACTGCACAGTGATTTGAGCACCATCTTCTAATTTTTTACCAAATGTTCCATCACCAAATAATATTTCATACTTTTCATCCTGCACCTCTTGTATCAAGTATGTCTCAGATTTTGAAGTTACTCCAACTATATTATCGATAATCCTATACTGTTTACCTAAACCGGGATCTGCAGCACCCCTAACATAAACTACAATGGATGAAGTATCAATATTTGCATTATCAAGAATAAATCTTTGAGTCAATGAACCGTCTACTATAAATCTAGATGTTAAAAATGTACCCTCCAAGACTCTGATTGGTTCTTCAGTGGTTCCGAATTGTGCTAATCCATTATTTACAGTGGTGGTTATACTTTCTGATATAGAAAATACAAAATCAGTATTATCTTCAGTTCCTATACAGACCACACCGGGTTGTAATGTAAGAGTAGGACTACTTGTAGTCGTTGCTACTTGAAACTTAATAGACGCTCTGGCCGCTGTCTTAGACCTTGGAACATAACCAATATTTCTTGCTAGTGATACTACATTCTCTCTCAAAGTAGCAGAATCAAGAAAAGACTCATTTACAACTAAGTTTGAGTTAAATGCTGAGATATAAGTGTTATATGCAAGAGTGTCGATCAATACAGAGAAGTTTGAACCCTCAAAATCAAAATCTGTGAAGTTTGAGTTTGCTCTTAGGTAGTCTTTAATCTGCTCTCTAATTTGATCAAAGTCTAAATTAGTAAATTTGGTAAATGGCATTATCTTGCTGCTTGTAATATGAATGAAAAGCTCTGTGCGGGAAACTCTTGACCAATAATATCAAATAATACATTTACCACAAACTCATTTTGATCGGGTCTGGGGTCAACATTCACCTGTAAATTATCAACTCTAGGTTCAAAGTTTTCTATTGCTATCTTTATTTGATCCTCTATGACTGATGCTGTACCAAAGTCTACAAAGTTGTCAAATAATAAACCACGTACATCAGAACCCAATATTGAATTAAAAAACCTCTCCGTCGGTATTGTTTGCACAATATTCCTTACAGACCTCTTGATTGCGTTTTCATTTCGCAATACAGTAAGATCTTTTGTGACAGGATGAGGTGAAAAAGACAAATTAATGTCTTTAAATGCTCTTGATATACGTTTTACTGCCATTTAACAGAGTTTTTTTATTATTTATACCTATCTTGCGAAGTCTTTCATTATATAGTCATCAGAATCGAAGTATTCAAGTACCCACCATGCCACACATCGTGGATTTTTTGCTCCACAGGTGAAAATATCAAAAGAAACGCACCCTTTTTCAGGCCAAGTATGACAAGAAAGGTGACTTTCACCTAAAGTTAAGTTACAAGTCACCCCTTGAGGTTCAAATTGGTGTGTATATGCGTTAAGAACCTTAACACCTTCGATTTTACAAGCATCAATACATACTTGTTCAATCATTTTTGCATCATTTAACTTTTCATAGGGTACATTATACACTTCAACAAGTAAATGAGTGCCCATATGAGCATTTTTGACGTTTTTCATCCGTATGTATGAATATTATAGTGTTTTCTACGAGGAGGATACTTATATTTCTTGACTTTTACCCTAACTGCCTTGTAGATTTTCAATATTTGGTCTGATTTCATCCTAATTCTGGGTCTTCTTTACGTTCTTTTGCTGTTTTCCAGAAATAATTCTCTTCTGAACCCAATCCATCACGATCATGACCGTTTTCCACCTGATAATACACGGTTGAAACCTTAAAATCAGGATTCTTAGGTGTCTCAGGAGTGATACTGTTGTCAAATATCCTCATTCTGTTGTTTGGATAGAGGCAAAACTGTCCATTATCCAATTCTAAGAGGTTATGAGACTTATGTTCAGCAGGCTGCTCACTTGTTGAGTAGTCGATTGAGTCAACATCCTGATGATAATTGTCTAAAGTACAAATATATGTGCCAGTTTGCGTTCCATAGTCCCTTGTCATCACTTCATAGTGCATTGAACCGATAAATTGCTTCTGAACAGCGACCACACCATAGTCCATACAGTTCCAAAACTGCAAATTATGAAGTGTCATGTCAGGTTTTGGTAGTTCTGGGTCGGTTGTAAACGCAGAAATCGGTAATTTATCGAACATTGCAGCATATTCGGGCAAATATGTCTCAAAATAGAATGCTCTACCGGGTATTGACTTGGCAGATACCCATACTCCCTTTACAAATTCGCCATGACCACTCTTATGGTCGGTCAAATACTCCTTTCTTACCCATACTTCATAAGAAGGTAAATTCGCAATCAGACAAGCCATCTACTTTCCTTGCCCCCTTGGTCTTTTACGAGCCGAGTTACGCGAGGTAGCCGCGTATTTTGAGTGTTTTCCGTTTCCTTGTCGAGTTTTTTTCGGGCGACTTTCGATATTTACACCCATACTAAACGTTTTTGCCATTACTCTGGTTCCTCCTCTGTCATTTTGGTGGTAAATTCACTGGGGTCATTCTTCCCTGTGAGGTAAAATTCAACTGCATAGTCCTGCATTCGGTCAAAGTATTCACGTTCTGATAGATCTGAGAACACTTCTTCCCCATTCTTAAGTATCGTGTACTTGGTTCTACGCATGCGGATCATAATATCGAAGTAAAAATATGATGATTGCAAGTATGAGTAGTGCGGAAAGTAATGTTACTATCATCTTCTTCGTGCCTCATTTCGAGTGACTCTTTCAATGTCCT